ATGCATAGGGGGGGCATGTTTCGCGGATGCCCCCCCTAGGTAGTCACTTAAATTCTGAAATTGATTTAACTGTTAGTCGAAACAGATTCAGAACTAGTCACTATTCTGTACAAATCCGAATTATCGTTCAAAATAATCGAATTCATTGCATCGATCAAAGCAGTTGACTGATCTGCTTGACTTAGTTCATCACTAGACACCAGCACCCGTGCTAGGTACCCACTAGTGTCGTACCCATGACTGATGTCAAAGGCATACCACTCAGCCCAATGAGTGAAAGGATCGTAAGGATTGTCTGCTGTTGTCAGCATCATCTGTACATCAGCCATGACTAATCCTCTCTACTCAAAGCACTGTTAAGTGTACTGATTGCAACACCAAGTTGATCAGCAATCTGAGCAGGTGTGTAGCCGTTGGCCAGCATGGCCTTGGCACTGGATGTCTTGGATGCTGTCATCACAGGGTTGACACGAGGTGTGGCCAAAGCCTTTACCTGATCCATGTTCGCATTGTCCAGGATCTGTGACAACTTGTTCTGTGTGATAGCACCTGCCTGTATGGCATCCCATTCATCGGGGGTGATCTCGATCTGGGACTTACTTGCACCTGTTCTAGCACGAGCAGTAGCCAACGCTTGGAGCTTGGTCTTCTTCAGATCATCGGCGTCCATGTTGGGGTTTGCCTGGGTCTTCATCTTGACGGTGGCGTTAGCAATTAGCTGGGCCTGTCGTTCAAGGGGTTTGTTCTTGAGGGCGGTATTAAGTTTGGCATTGAGTGTAGAAACCTGCTGGGCATAAGCCTTTGTAGCAGAACTATTGTGCTCAACGTTCTTAACACTAAGGTAGCTCTTACGAGCCTCATTGGCAAGTGCCTTCATCCTGTTAGAGTGATCTGCATAGATCATCTCCATTGGAGTCTGAGCATTCGACACCAAACTATGGGCGTCAGAAGTAAGCTCTAGCTTCTTGACCTTGACTGTTTTTGGGACGGGGGTATAAGTTACCGTTCCGTCTTTTGAAACCGACCTTTTGTTCTTTGTTTTCCCAGTATCGACGTAGACCTTTTCACCAGTCTTGAGGTCGATTGGACCACCTTGACCATAAGGTCGAAGTTTTCGATCCGGGATTTCCTTCTTTGAACCGGCCCTTGAAATGATGGTAGCTGCACCAGTGCGCAACTTTCCATCAACGACGTTTCCCTGATACTTCTTCTTGAGTGCCGCGATACCGTTGTCAATCTCAGACTGCTTCCAGTCGAGGTTGTGCTTTTCGGCGTCGATGACAACCATGGAATGACGGACTGCTTGCGCAATCTCAGTGTGTGGTGCACCCTGAATCGTCATGTCAGTAATCAGGTTAGAGACTTTACCCATCTCAGTCTGCTTGTTACCCTTGAATTTCTGGCCTTCTGGCAGCTTGTACTGTTGCGGATCGAAGTTCTTCAAACCTTCAAGAGGCGACGAAGTCTTGACCGCTTTAGTGCTGTTAGGGATGACCAGAACGGTATCACCATCGAAGTCAGCACCAGAAAGGCGCTGCGCAACTTTGGAGTGAATACCGATTGCATCTAGGGCGTCGCCAGGCTTAGCCTGACCAACAACAGACTTACCTTCTGCATTTCGGTTGTTAACCGTCAGCTCAGGGATCTCGAATGTGCCACCATGTGGGAATCGAACGAGAACGACTTTCTCACCATCACGGAAGTTTGGGGCGTAAACCTCATCTTCCTTGAGCGAGTTGACAGGCAGAATCACCTGAGTCCGCTGCCGGGGAAGTGCAGCGGCTTTCAAGTGAACAGCAGCAGAGTCCGCATCATCCGCGAAGGAATCAAGCATCTTCTTTTTGACGGCGGGGTTTGTCAGAGATTGGATCTCATCAAATTCGGCCTTTTTGTCCGAGTACGCCTTGTCAAGTTGCTGCTTTGCCAATGCGGGCGATTGCTTCGAAAGCATCTGAGACGACAGGTTTCGATTCCAGTTGTCCCAAGCGCCCTGCTCATTGACGATGTTCATTGCCGAAGTCGGCTTAACCTTACCAGTCTTTGGATCGACCGGTCCGATCTGCCTGTTGATCGCCGAACCGAAAGGATTGTCAGGATCGATTTCCTTAGAATCCTTCGAAACAGTTTTCATCGGCTTCATCGCATCGAGCTTGTTGCCTGTATTGCTCTTGTTGGTGTTGAATCGAACGTCAACGCCAGCCGGTAGATCGTCTGAGTAAACAGCCATGCCTTTGAGGTAATGAGTACCGTCGACAGCTACTCGTACCTGGGCATAGTTCTTTCCACCGAGCGAAACGTCGTCAACTCCACGACGAACCTGAATGACGCCATCAAGATCTGTACCACCTTCATCACCATAGCGAACCTGAACTCGCTTGGAACTGATGCTAAGTGGTGATCCGATTTTGCCATAGCTCGAACCGTTGTTCTCCGTGAACGACTGAACCTGTCCAATCAATTCAGGATGAGAAACCACATCGCGGTACGTCGTTCCTTCAGGAGCGAGAACTTTGACTGTGGTCTTTCCAGCACCAGCGATCTGATCCGTCTGGATCTTGATCACCTTATAGCCTTCTTCTTCCTTCAAGACCGAAACGGCAGTGTTGAGCTTTTCAGCACTGATGCCCATCTGAGACGGAACACCAAGACCGATGTCAACATACTGGTTCTTCTTGAGCGCGTCACGAAGTTGGTTCGCCGTGTTATGCAGCTGCTGAGCTTTCTCTTGCGCAGCCGGCTGTAGAAGCGCACGGACGGACGATTCGTTGCGACCCATCTGACGACCGATAGCAGAAGGCGACATACCCTTGTCACGAAGACGTTGGGCAGTCATCTGATCAGCCTTCAGAATCTCGTTCTTTGCGATTGACTTCGCAGTTCGGAGATCAGTGGTCGTGTGCTCTTTGCCTTCACTGTTGAGGCCGAAGCCACGAGCAATCTCAGCATCACTCAGACCCTTGGCCTTAAGATCCTCGACATACATCGTGAAACCACGAGCGCGCTGCTCGGGATCACCACCAGAACCCCAAGGATAGCGACCGGACTTTCGGAGGATGCCATAGTGGAACAGTTCTGAAGCCATTACAGCATCTCCTTTCTGATCTGCTTGATCCTTTTGTCGAAGGTGATGATCTTGTCCATGATGTAGACGATGACTGTTGGGTCGAAGTCTTCATGATACTCGATCGCATCGTTTTGGTAAATCCGAAGATCTACTTCCTCGAACTCGTGAGGCTTGAATCCGTATTCGAGACAGAACAGAGCCACATAGATTTCGAGCTGACGCATGTGAGCAACAGTGACACCAGTCTTCAAGTCGAAGACGTAGAGTTTGTTCTTTCGTTCGTCATACTTGATTCCGTCTGCAGTTCCGAAAGCGTTCTCAGAATAGAACAGAATCTGCTCAGAGTTCATCTTGAGTCCGAGCATGTCATTGACGAACGAGTCGAGCGTCTTGTTTGTGCGAGGCAAGCGCACCTTGAGTCGAATGAGCTCAGATGCTAGAGCGTGAAGTTCTGATCCACGCTGTGCCGCAGTCTGATTGATGATGTAGCGATCAAACTTCTCATCGTCATAGTTGACCCAACTGCCTTTGCTGGCACTGAGCGTCGCATGGAAACCTTTAAGTTCCGAATGCGCGTTGAAGATCACTGATTACTCCTTCAAGATTTTCGGGAAAGACGAAAGCCGCGTAAGACATGTCATCAAGTACGTCTACGTAGAAATCCTGATTCGGCTGATGTTCAGCATCTTCAGACTTCTTGGCTTCCAACATTGCCCAGTGATGTTTGTAAAGAACGAGAATGTCTGGTATGCCCTGACGCATCGCTGAGTTGCCCCAGAGAATCATGCAACCAGGAAACTCTCGTTCAAGCCGTTCAAGCAGGCGCTCTTTGAACCTGCCTTCGGGTGTCAACCGAGACATTCACGCTCCTTCACAAAGGCGAGAGAACAAGATAACAAGAGTTATTCTATTCCCTTCATTATAGAGCACGATTTGACTGCGGTACATGTTATAAGGTCATGAAATGACGGTTCATGTACGACACGGTTTCATCATCTATGGCACCAACGATTTCTTCCTCCAATCCAATCAACGTCATTGCAGCTTGATGAGAGTTTGCAAAGACTTCACCAGTCTCAGGCACGGTGATCTTGTGTTTGTAAATCGCAGTCTTTCTCTTCGATTGCTGAGTCCACCGATAAGCGAAGCTGCGTGTTGTCCAGCGCAGATTGTAATAACGGTTGTTCTCGTTGTCGCCATCGATGTGGATCAAAGTCTGATCTCCACCGAACCGAACGAGATACGCATCTGCAACCAGACGGTGAACAGCTCGTGCATGAGCGATACCTTCTGAGTACAGCACCACTTGCAGACCAGAGCGATTTCTGGACGGCATGAGATTCACACCTGTATTCCGATTCCGAACTCGACCACCGTTACTTACCTCGTACTGGTCAAACTCTTTGATCGGTCTCCAGTCTTCCAATTCTCTCCTTTCTCGCGTCATGACAAAAACGTTTTTTCTGAGCCCAACTTGGATTCAAAAAGGTAGGACTTGTTATAAGGTATAGCTCGCGCGTAAATGTTATAACAAGTATAGGTATTTTAAAACCTTTTTGCCTAAATTTTTTCGTTTTTGTCATGATTTGCCCCAAAATGACCCCAAAACAGCCCTTTTTGGCCCTTTTTCGGCCTTTTCCCAAAAAGATGTTATAAGGTTTTTTTCGGAAGATGTTATAAGGTCAGACGCGAAACCTTATAACATGTACCCCCTAAAATGCCGTAAAAGTGCGCTCATTGAAGTTCTTTTTCGTCACAAGCGCTCTCAAAATTGCCACATCAATCGATGCTGAACTCCTCAAAATGTAGTAATGCAAGTCCTTGAACGGTGTGTTCCGACGGTCAATCCGACCCTTTGCCTGCTCCATCTGACGCCACGAATAGGTCAGGGAATAGAATACGATCGAATCCGTACTGATGCAATTCCAGCCCTCAGATCCAGCCGTATACTGCACAAGATAAAGCCATCGATCGTCGGTAGGTACGCTATCATGCCTATGACCATTCCATTCAGCGACGGTAATCCCCAATACATCATGCAGTGTCCTCAACATTTCCAGCTCGTAGTCGAAGTTGTAGAACACGATCAGTTTCGGATGTGTCTCGATGAGTTGCAACATAGCAGCATACCGAGACACATCTGAGTTGACGATCTTCCGCATCAGGGCGAACAGTTCGCTGACATCCTTGATCGGTTGGTTGGTCAAGACATTCCAGCGCTCCTTGGTCACACGTGCATAAGCAGCCTTATCATGCTCCACAAGAACATTGTGATCGTGGCGAACAGTGTGACGGCGATAAGGAATGTCAACAAGAAGAGCAGCTTGATGAGCCGCGAGAGTCTCCGTGCCGATGTACCGATCAACCTGAGGAAACTTAGAGAACCGTTTCCAGACGACATGGCTTCGTTCAAATTCTGTTCGATTCTTGTAGAGGCCATTGGCCACAAAAACCGGAACATAGTCACCCCAGCTGTCGCCAGGAGTTGCACTAAGTAGAATCCAACGATTACTCGCTGCAATTTTGTAGAAGGACTTGACCCAGGCACCGCGGCCGACAAGTCTTTGCTCATCAAAGATGAAGAACGCATCAGTTTTCTCCTTATACTTATCGATGTTGTTCCACGAGTCTACTGTGACCTTGACCCCGCAGTAGGATATAGACTCATCGCTTGACAGACCGAAGCTAGCTGCTTCCGCTTCCCATTCGAGATCATTTCGCTTCTTTGCCGTGGTGATAATGTACAGGTCTTTGGGAGTCTGCATTCGAGACACGTGACCTGTGCCATTGATGTTGAGTCCACCACGACATTCCTTGAGGAAGAAGTAAGCGAGTGCTGTACGGCTTTTGCCCGTTCCAACACCACCCTTAAGAACATTCCCATTGCGAAGCTTAGCGATTGCATCGAGCTGTCCTTTATCGAGGTCGATCACTTACATGTCCGCCATAACACACATACTGCGCAGGTAAGAGACGTCCTTCGGCATCACGGGTGGTCCAGAAATGAATCGCATGGCGCCACTCATAACCACAGTCCTTGACTTCGAACTCCATCTCACCGAACTGAATGGTGCTCTTGTTTTCGATGGGGGGATCATTTTTGGTCTCCTCAGCCATAGTATGCCTTCACATCCTCACCGTCACGCCACAGAACGCTGGTCTCGTACTCTTTGATCCATGGGAAACCCCACACAAACATCGCCCAGAGCCCTCTGCGCCTCATATAGAGCTTTTTACCGCAGGTTGCACACTGGAACTTGACCCCGTTGTGAAAACTCTCCAGAACGGCGTACTTGTGCTTGTGTCCGCGCCTCTTGTTACGCAGTTTGAACTTCTTAGAGACCATCATTTCTCCTCGTCGTAAGGGTTGTCTGGACCAAAGTAATGCTTCTTGCAGAGATCCATGTATTCTGTATGAACACCGTTCTCATCCATAAAAGGAACTGGACGTGTTCCCATTGCCCACTCTTTGCAGCCTTTGACCATACAGGTATCCGGATCGTACATTAGTGCATTCCATTCGGATAATGAACACAGGAGTTGTATCCCGAACACTCAAACTCATGTTCTTGAACATCGTTTTCCGATTGAGACATGTCAGCCCAACTCGTAGTCACGTTCCGGAAGCGTGGTCACTAGAGCATGCATTGCACCACTATAGGCCTGAGCCAACTCCCATTGAGTGTTCAGCAGTTTCTCCACGAATGCCGGAGTGACGATGATGCCACGGCACCGGCGACCCTGAGCTCTCTCCATGCTGTCGACAACGACACAATCCTCAAGACCGAGACTGCGGATGTACTTCTCGCCATTGACTCGGCTCGTTGCAACCACGATGATCGGGTACTGGCTTGTACCAGGACACCAGACCCAGTTGAACGGTTCCTCGTCCAGAACGAACTGCGCGGTGTGATAGCGGTGACCTGCGTGCTGCTCAGTGTTTCCACACTGCCTCTGTGCCATTGCCATTTTGTTTTCTCCTTTCAAGAGAATTGGGTTTTCACAAAACGATAGTGAAAGTATGAGCCCCTGTTACGGGGCCCGATACCTTAGTTCTTTCCTTCTTGGATGTCCTTCATCATCTTGTCCATGAGTTCAGGATAGCGATCGTCCAAGTTCCCGACCTCGCCGAACATCTTTCCAAACATCTCCAAGTGCCTGTGAGCACTCACCAGAGTCTCGCCGATAGGTCCCAAGAGGAACGCAGGCGGCATGCCTTCGATGAGCACTTCAAGATTGAAGATGGTTCGATTGATGTCTTCGCGGGTTTCGAGTGCGTAGTTGTAAATCGCCATCCGGATTTCATTAGGGTCGATGTCCATAAGATTTCCTTTCAAGAGTGGTCATTATACACCTCGTTTTTCCCGCGAGAAGCTTAGGTGGGCAGTTTAATGTCATACCCAGGACGTATTTTACGACAGGCGCCGAACCTAGATTCGGATGAGCGGTAACTCATTCTGACTTCGCGTCGTTTACCGACGACCTTATTCTGGAGACACGAGAATGACTCGCACCAGAACCAGCTTTGTAAAGCCTACCGGGATCTTTTGCTACTTCCTTTTCACTACCGTCATAGTTCCAGGATTTTCGGTTGATCCAAACCACACCGGTGGGGGCAGTTATTGTCGTTTAAGAACGAGCAGATGCATCTCAACTAGTATCGAATACTTCTGCAGTTCCCCACCACGCTCAGGGCTTAAGCGCTATTTAACGTCGCCCTAACGACGTGCGAACAGCCGCACCACCTCAACGTATGCCCCACGCTCGTACACCTCGTAGACGAACTTCTTGGTCTCCCAGTCGACGCGCTGAACCACGAACTCTCCGAGTCGAAGATACCACGAAGAGTTGAACTCACCACTCTTGAACTCGTAGCTCTGCGTCACCTCGTTGCCGAAGTTGTACACGGTGACCTCATCCGCCTTCATGAAGTCCTTGAGCTCCATGAAGTTGTCGATCGTTACCTGCATCGAACGAACCTGCGTGTACGGCGTGCGAACCTCCATGTCGTAGATACGAGCATTCGGGTTCTCAGCGTATTCCTCATCCATTATGTCTCCTTTCAAGAGCCATGCCATTGTTTTGTCAGCTTGCTGGGGCGGCATATGTGACTGTAGCCACACGATCTGCCACGGGAAGATAGTTGTACGTCTTCCCACCGTCTTGGCTGAATGCTTTGTCATTGCGAGTGCTTTCCCAGAGGTTGTCTGAGATCTGCGTCCACTCACTCGGATCACTCGTCAGAGGCGTCAAGTTCTCGTTGTTCAGAAGAACTGTGATCTGCTGTATGGCAGTCTCGTTCAGCTGGAGATTGACGAATCCTTGAATTGCGAACAGGTAGTTGAGTGTCGTTGCCTCATCCACGTTGGCCTTCTGCAGCTCGATGACTGCATGGGCGATCAGTGGCTGCGTGTAATCGATCGTGAAAGCCGGCGCAGTAGGAGTCGTAGACGACCCATCCGACGGTGGCGCATCAGTTGCTGGCGGGGGTGTTTGCGTCGGGTCCGTCTGATCCGTCAACAGGAGTCACCACCTCAGGAGTAGGAGTGATCGGCAGCGCAGCATTCTTGTCTGCCTCGACCTCATCAGGAGTCAGCGTCGGTCCGACAGGACCACCAGGAAGCTCAGTCAGATCGGCCGGCTCCCATCCGCGAGGCACGAATGCTTCACGGTACAAGTCCATCGGCGTCACACCATGCTCTTCCCAGTGCTTGCGGCCCTCGATGACCGTCACACCAGCGAACGTGAACGCTGCATCAGAGAATGCCGAGCAGAACCAGAACGGGCTGATCTCGTCCTCGATGTGCTCCAGAACGTGGAAGAACGGGTCGAGGAACTGAGGCGTGAGGTTGTCGAACCCCACGAGACCGTCACCTGCGTAGTCGTACTTCGCGTTCTTGTGCTGCGTGAGGAAATGCTTGAGACGCTCCACACCACGCACGTCCAGCCGGAACTGGGAATGCGGGTTGGCTGGCCCCCAGTAACCTGCAGGACGCCACGTCAGACCACCAGGCTCCATACCGAGTGATCCGGGCTCTTTGTGGCCCCAGAAGCCGGCAGGAACGGAGATGTAGCTGTGGTTCTCCTTGCCTTTGGTCACGTCGTCGATGACCTTGGCGAAGATGCCGTTGGTCGCACAGACGAAGATCTCCCAAGGCCAGAGCTCGTCGTTGGTCTTCTGATCGGTCACTTCTTGTCCTCCTGTTTCTTGTCGACGTACAGCGAGATGCCAGAGACGTCGTGGAATCCGAGCTCGACTGCTGCAGATGCGTCAGTCACGACGCCTGCGATGTCACCTCGGTCGCTGATGAAAGCCTCGCCGATGATCTTACCCCTGAGTTTCAGAGGGACTTGCTTCGGTCCTGATGGCATGATGATCTCTCTCTTCTTTGGTAAGGTCACCGGCTGAACCTTCGTCTTCCGGCCACGGTTTAAAATTCTCGATGTCTTGAATGGGTTCCACAAGTCAGGTACGCTTGAGCATCATCTGGAGACCGAACATCTGGATGTCCATCTGCTTCATGGCTTCGGTCCACTCTTCCTTGCTGATGACGATGTGGACTTCGCTGGTCTCGGGATTGACCGATGCGCGACCCACGAGCTCTTCGGGCTTGTCGTAGAGCAGAGACATCGCGACCGGAATCACAGGACCGTCGTTCGGGACATCCTCGACATAGTTGGCCGCGAAGATGTCAGGCTTGACGGGATAGAACTCACCATGCGTGCCTTTGATGATCCAGTCACCTTCGTCAGCCAGCATGATTCCTTCGAGTGTACTGATCGAGATCCCGTAGTCAGCACTGCGGAAGTCACACGATGGGCAATACCGATGAGTCTCGTGGTATTCGATCGAAGGACACTTCGGGTCACCAGCGATGGGGAAGATGAAACGTCCTCCACACCAGGAGGCGAGCTCCAATCCGATCGTCGTGATGTCAACGTCGTCCGTCCGTGCGAATTGGAAGGCTTCGATGACAACAGGCTTTTTCTTGTAATTGCCCACTGTGGGCCTCGCTTTCTAGAGTTAAATGCAGGGGCGACAGGAGTAACCGACTCTCCTGGTTTAAGGCTGTCTTCGGGTGATTGAACTTATCTGTAGCCACCCACGGTGGTCTCACCCCTGCACGGGTTGTTTACTCTTCGCTGGGGTCTTCAGCGTACTTCGCGTCCAGCGGGTCCTGGTCGATCGTCACGTACATCGTCTTGAGATACGCGGTGACCGACACCTCCCCGTTGTCCTCGCGAACGAAGGGCGAGATCGTCAGGTCGACGTTGGTGATCTCAGCCCAGTCGAGCGAACCCACGGTCTCCTCAGTCAGAGTCGTCCGGTTGCGTCCAGCGAGCACCACCACACGCGGCGGCCGACCAGAGTTGTAGTTCACGTTGACCTTGATGAACGAAGCGTCCTGCTCGTCCTCGTCACGGCTCGTGAGCGTCTTGATGTTCCAGCCGTCGGCGTCCATGTCCTCAGCCACGTTCTGCGGCAGGATCACACAGAAGTTGCGCTTGCCCTCGGCGTTGTAACGTCGCTCCTCGCCAGAGAAGTTCTTGAAGACGAGTCGGACACCTTCGAGCGTGACCTCGGGAATGCGGTTTGCGGTACGTGCCATCAGTTTTCTCCTTGTTAATCGTCGATGAACGCTTCTGCGTCACCGAATTTGTTGATAGTAGCGATTGAGTCATCCACCAGTTTGCGGAAATATGACATGTCAACCACTTCTTCGACAGGCTTGCCGTTGTTCCGGATAACCTCAGCTTCAGCCCACAGATACCCCTTGGTACCCGTCGCGGCATACAGCTTGCCATCCTTCTCACGGACCAGAGTTCCACCCCCACAGTCTGGCTTGACCGGGATGAAACTCCCAATGCGACCCACGAACCTCCTGCGAGATCCATCAACCAAAGCCATCGGTCGATCGGGGTCTTCGAAATCGAGATACAGAGCAGATGTGACCTGCTTCGTCTCACAGTAGTCTTCGAACTGGAGCTCCTCGTGGGAGAACAGTGTCTTGAAGACATACGGGTGCTGGAACTGAGCTCCAGTCGCCGTCCAGTGACTCGGCTCTCGACCATCAACGGTCTTGGCCACGTAAACCGCGTCATTGACCAGAGCCAACTTCGCGTACGTAGCCTCGTGCTCGAACTCGTACCCGTACTGCTCGCCGAATTCCATCACCATGTCGATGATCTTCTTGTCGGCGTTCGGGATCTTGATCGAGTCCGTCTTGATGTGCGCAACCGTATAACCCTGCTCCTGAACGAAGTGCTTCAGGTCAACCATGAACAACGCACCGCGCTTGGCGACGATGTTGTCCACGTTGCGGGGATCACGGAATGCGTTCTGGAACGATGCCGCGGTCAGACCATATACGATGTTGATAACGATCTTGAGGGCGTAACTGAGATCGGCAGATTGCTCATCCGATCCCAGGAATGGAGCCAGCTTGCCACCGAGCAACTCCTTGGCCAGATCCGTCTCACCACGCTTGATTGCGATCCTCGCACGCTTGAGATCGGCGAAGTTTCGAGTGTAAGGACCGAACAGATTGAGTTGCTCAATCGAGGTTGGGTGCATAGAAGCGATGTCCAGAAGCACAACGTCTTCATAGATTCCTGGCTCAGAATAGACGTATCCACCCTCGTTGACCTCTTCATCTCGATATCGAGACTTGCCGAACTCAAAGGTATAACCCGGGAAAAGCTCGGATAGGTCAGTGTAAACGAAATCTTTCTGAGGCTTTCGCTCACCCTCGAAAATGAATCTTGCAGCATGCTGCTGCGTAGTGCTGTTGACACTTAGTCCGCTGAGCTCAGAAAGGATCTGACGAGCTGTGAAGTCAGCGCGGCGTGCGTTCCAAACTCCTTCAGTTCCTCGTACGTCGTTTTCACAGTAGTCTGCCACCTCTTCCCATTTGTCCTCAGGTACTGGCTCGTCCCACGGAAACTCATTCTCCAGGTGGTGGAGTCCGAGCTCGATCATCCACTTCTTCAGACCCTGCTTCACATTCGAGAAGTCGTAGATGTCGGTGTAGGACAGGTTGTAGGCCTCACCGAACAGTGCATTGGGCGATCCATCGATGATTCGCTTGGACAACTTGTACAACTGTTCGTTGGTGAATCCCATCATCGCTCCGTAGAGGATATGGTTGTCGTATCGCCGGTTGTTGAACCCGACGAGTTTGAGTGTGACGAGCTGTTCGATCTGTGCCTGACTCGGGTTGATCATTCGAGTGACGTTATCCGCACCCTCGAACTTCCAACACACGATGAAGAGGTTCGGGAAGACCTCGACGTCATAGAACACGACGCGTCGATCCTTCGGCATGATTACCTTGCCGTTACCGTCTTCATTACTCCAGGTGACCTCGGACTCGTTTTCGCTCTTGAATTTGATCCCCATGAGGATCTTCATGCATGCATCGGCCTGGTTCGTACTGCTGGCAGCGAATGCCATGATGGCTGGTCGCATATCAGTCAGATCGAACTGCAGTCCTTCCTTGTGAGCATCAGCGAAGATCTTCGCGATGAAATCCATCGATGGCTTGGTGCCGGGATGAATCTCCTTGCGCAGATTGCGCTGAATCAGCTCACGCATGCCCTTCTCGGTCATCAACCGATCAGAGTTGAGCACTGGTTTTTTCTCCTTTAGTGGTAGCCCACCGCTTAGTGTTGCAATTGGCAGATCGTTGCACCCGGACAACTTACGGCGCAAGCTCGAATTTCCGGTGAACACCTTAATCTCAATTCCGTCTTTAAAGACTCGACTGAGCTCGGCAACGTCTCCGCTGTAATTGTAGTGGAGATGAATTCCGCCTCCGGACTTGCTGTACTCGGCGTAGGTGGGAGGCCATTCTGCTGCAGCTTCGAGATTCTTCTGCGCATCCTTTTCTCCTTCGTCGTTGCGTAGATCGAAATCGATCACGATGTGGTTCTCTGGAACTTTGACGTAGTGAAGCTCGTGGGTGTCAAGCTCCTTTAGCGTCGTAGTAACCTTGGCCCACGTCTGACTCGGTGTCTCATCCGCCTTTGCAAGCTGTGCGGGGGCGTTTGCGAACACGTCGTCAAATATGGACTCAGTCTGATCGATCACGAGATTGAGCATCGGCTCATCCCGCTTCTGAATTCCGAAGGCCTCGGTTTTGAAACCCTTGAAATATGACCGAAGAACCTCACCGTCTACAACCATGCGCTCGTGGAACTCACGGAAGTAGTTAGCCAGTTCATCACGGAATTTATACATCGGGATCTTGTAGTCGAGCCCAGTCTCTTCGACGTAAGTCTTATACAGAGCGTATGCCTGCTTCAGACTCGCCCCATCTTGCGACTTGAAGATGTCGAAGTGATCCTGAGCAAAGTTGAAGAAGATGTCCGTGGACTTCATCATCTTCAGCGGCTTGTAATCCGAGTAATAGTCCTTACCCATAGAGCGATACACCGTCAAGCAATGCTCTGCGATTGCTCCGAGTTCGAACTCGATCTGCGACATGAGCATCTGATACCGCCGATGCGGAATCCTGGCACCAGTTGGCGAAATATCAATCAGTCGCCTGATCAATCCGCTCTTGGCATCCGAGATTCGCACCGGCTTGTTGGTACCCATGATCAAGAACGCGTTCATAGCCAGCGAGTATGCCGCCTTGAACTTCTCGTTGATGACCATCTCCTCGTGAGAGATGAGACTGTTCAACTTCGAATTGTCCTCGATCTTAGACAAGTCACCATCATGCTGGATCGCAACCAGCGGGTTGTTCTTGAACATCTCTACTGCGAAGTTGTTGTTCGCTCCTACGAGCGCCTTAGCTTCGAACAGAATGTAGTAGCCCTGAAAGAGCCACTGGAAGATGTTGATGATGGTCGACTTGCCGTCGCCACCCTTGCCGTAGAACACCAAGAACTTCTGGATCTTACGGCTGTCACCCGAGATGATGGCGCCAATTGCCCATTCGATCTTCGCCCGCTCTTCGTCATCATACAACGTACTGACGAGCTCGTCCCATGCGTCGTGCGGTCCCTCTTCCAGAGAATATGGCAACCGCTTCGAGACGTAGTCCCGTTTTGTGACTTTGGTATTGGCGAACGTGATCTTGTCGTCAATCTGGTGATAATGATCACTCAGATTCTTAACGTACTTTCGGAAGTTCATCCAGGCATTGTTACTAAACGAGCCCAGATACTTCTTCTTGGCCTGTCCTTCAGATTTGACCTTGTAGTTGCGAAGGTCTTCATCCACCAGACGCTGCACGTCGTATTCATCTGTGGACCAAAGCTTTGCTTCCTCATCCCACACTGCGTAGAACGAAGATCCTCGGATCATCAAATCGTTGGATCGCAAGACCCGGAAGTCAGGATAAACATCGACCGTGCCCTTTTTCATGCCCTCACGTTCGACGATATCGTAGAAATCCATCAATCCCTCCTTCCGGGTCTAGTATGCGTATGGTCCGTTGGCGACGTATTCGCCTTCGATGATGTATGCTGACATCTGATACCAGATCTCAATTGTCCTTTGGTCGCGATCGGCATTGCGAAGTGGGAACAGGCCACCAACTCCCTCGTACGAATACGTGCGGTTGTTGACCCGATCCACAGCCTCGTTGATCTCCTCAGCGATGGAGACCTCGTAAATATCGTCGGTGTACCGAACGATCTCCAGATTCTCCAAGAACACGCCGAACCACTCGGCCGGATCACCATCAGTGTCGAAGGCAATCCGGCGCGAGAGGCCGACAAGCATTTCGAGGAATGAGCACTCAAGCTCCATCCACGTCATGTCGATGTCAGATTCACCCGTCTCATGGATGAACTCGTAACGCAGCTCAATTCCGTCTAGTGCTCGGTTTTCGTCGTTGCCAACGAAATATACGAAGCGCTTCTGGTAGAGCTGCCTGGCGATGTTCCAGTAGGATCGTGCAGGGTTACGATTGCGAGTGGCGGCAAACTTGCTGTACAGCCACTCTAGGTATCGGTCGTCAAGCGTCCCCTCACTCATCGTCCCTCATCTTTCCAGGGCGACTCTTCGAGCTCGGGATCTTCACCCCCAGCACGATTTCCGAGTAGCTGCCCTCGTTCAGGACGATCTCGTAGTCCGCCTCGCGCTGGTCGTTGCGGACGAAGACCGTCTTCTTGTCGTTGGAGCCCATGCCGAACCGGTGAAGGTTCTGCGGGCCGACCGTGTAGTCCAGGTTGTCGACTCGATCGTCATGGTCATCGACCAGAACTTCGTCATCCTCGTAGTACACGAGAGTGATCTTGTCGTAGTCCTGCTCTTCCTCCTGGTACTCGTCGATCGTGATGACGTACGGAACGCCCGTGCCGCGCTCTTCGAGTGCCTTGGTGTCGATGTCGATCACAGCGTCCCAGACGTTCTGATGCTGCGGGTGAGTCGCGAAATACTCGTCCGGCGTCTGACCCTCGATCGTGAACGGAGTCGGCTCGTCGTCTGGCTCACCCGTTTCAAAGATCTCACCTTCCAGAGGACGCTCCTGGTAGTTGCGTGCCTCTTCGAGATACTGCTCGACCTCCTCGACGGCCTCCTGACCGTGGAGCTCACGCAGAGCATCCTCAGGAGTGGCGAACTTCTCCGCCTTGTTCCGACGAGCATAGAGATCCTTCATCTCCTCGATCTCGCGATCGGCTCGGTTGAGCTCGGACGCCTTGCCCATTCGGTAGCCGACGAACCAGCCGGCAGCGCCAGCGGCAACTCCGACTCCCAGAGCGATCAGAATGTTCTTGTTCACTTGCGCTTTCCCTTCTTGGACTTGGGGGTGAATTCCTTCACATGCATCCGGTCCTGAAGGATCTGCATGCTGGTGTTGAGTGCGAACGGTCGGTTCGTGAGGTGCTCAGGTCGCTCGAACGGCTTCTTGACGAATGCGCCACAGCTGCACTCCTCATCTCGCGTTCCGAGGCAGGCTGCCGAGCCCACGTCACGGTGATCGCGGCGCTGATGACCGCAGTTGCAGCGATCGAACTTCGGGTCACGCTTCTTCTGGATCTGCTCCGGTGAAGATGTCCCAGAGGAGCTTTTCTCCGGGATCGATCGCGGCGAGCTGCTCTTCGGTGACTTCGTCGGTGATGACGTAGCCTCCTGGGAAGTAGCTGACTCCGGGCTGGGTGCGGTCTTGATCCAGCTTCCGGGAATTGGTGCGGTCATCAGTTTTTCTCCTTTTAATCAGTTTGATTTGCTTGCGAACACGGCTCTTACGAGTCATCGTTTCCCCTTCTTAGTGTTTCGACGTGCCCAATCGGCCTTCTCTTTACGCTTCTCAAGCTGAGACTTCCGGTCTGCCTCGTGATTCACCGTAGAAGGGCATCGACAGTGTTCCTGGTGATCGTATTCGCCATCAACGTAGACGAACAGCCAGTGGTAATCCCTATCCGCAAGGTGTGGCATTAGATCTTGTTGATGATGGGGCCGTCAACGTTGAAGTCGAGCAAATATGCATTGTGCGCATTGCTCAGGGCGACGACCTCGTACACGTCCGTCACGCTCTTACCGTCCGTGTTGGACTTGAAGAGACCGAAGTCGATGTAGCCATCGCCCTTGCCATCCTTCGTCCAGCCGACGACCTGACCCTCAGCAGAACGCTCCAGACCCAGACGGTCATAGACCTCGTTCAGGAAGACGTGACCACGCGCCAACAGACGCTCGTTCAGCCAGTTCTGCTCTGCGGTCAGCTTCGCGATGTTGTAGTCGACCTCGGCGTCCCATTCCTTCGTGGTCTCCTCAGAGAACAGTCGGGCATAGGGCGACAGACCAGTCGGGTCTACCGTGGTGGTGCGCTCGACCGTGCCGTCTTCGTGCGTGATCTCGATCTCACGAGTTGCACCGCGGTAGTAGAGCTCTCGCTCCTTCTCCTCGCCGAACTCATCACGGATCGTGCCACGATAGCGGTTGAACGCGCTCTCCAGACCCTTGTAGGCCACGACGAGCGCCGCATTCCGCTTGCGCAGGATGTTGTGACCGCCGAGGATCGCAGCGATGGACGCCGCACCCAGAGTCACAGACGGGCCATACAGCTTGACGAACTGGCCGGAAGTGTGCACGTAGACCTTCGTCAGCTCGCGACCCGGATCGACACCAGCAGCCTCAGAGAGCTCACGCACGTCCTCGACGTGACGCTTGTGCTCCTCGACGACCGCCTCGACCTTGAGCGTACTCCGAGCCGCGAGAACTCCAGCTGCGACGACACCCACGATGCCCGCCACAGTCAGAATCTCAGGGCTGAGACGCTTACCCGTGAGAACAGCCTTTCCGAGACCGTTCGTCACAAGTTCCTTGATCATTTTATCTCCTTGTTGTTGAGCAGCCTCTTATAGATAGCTGCCACCTGGTTGTCAGGCATTTTGTTGACTTTGTCACGCCACAGCGGTCGTGACTTGATGATTGCTGCTCGCATCTGTTCGATGCTCAACGTCGCCTCCGAAATATAACGAAAGCCACACCGATCAGAACAAGCACGACCGCCGCGACGATGACCCAGTTGTCTACGAACGTCCCTGTCTGCGGCAGCGGAGGCTGCGTCGGCAATGGCGTCGGAGTGTAGAACTCACTTGGAGGAATCGTGCTCGGCGGATACGGTGGAATGCTGTTCATCAGTTTCCTTCCAAGGCATCCATTGCCACTCGATTACGTACGTCCCATCCATCTCCCAGTGCGAGAAGAAGATGTACTCGGGGTTAGCGAAGACAACCTGATTGAACTGCTTTTCGAGTTCTTTCAGATTGCCTACTTCGAGAATCATCTTCTCTGTGATGTCGAATCGCCCAGACTTGTGTGTCTTGAGCTTCTCGATCGGGACGAGACTATTCTCCGGCCGTGTTCTGCTCACCGTACCTCACCAACTTCTGCCAGTACGAAGGGCATTCGACCTCGATCTTCGCGTCCCAGGTCGTCAGCTCGCAGTTCACGCATCGTTCGTACGCGATCCAGTTGAGCGTCTCGTCTGGGACCATCTCGTGCGTCTTCTCTGCCGTGTAGACGAACAGCTTAGACGCGTCGGTCACCTCCTCGGGCACTGGTACGGACTCTTGCTTGGTTTGTGCCATGAGAACTCCTAATCCATTGGCTTGGGCTTGGGCAGGCTGAGAACGTACCGACCGGCGCGATTACGCACCACCTCGGAACCACGCAGATCCACCCAACCCCACTTGTCGTCCGCGAAGCTTCCCGAGATTCCGACCATGTCGTACAGATCAGTCAGCGTGACCATTCCATACTGATCAAGTCGGTCACCCATGGTTGCCAGAACGTCCTCTGCCTCACCACGAGTCTCGATCTCGATCTCATCGAAGTCATGAGTTGCTCGTGCACGGTTCGACATCGGTCGCTCACGATCGTCACCACGTCCGGACGACCCTGAGTACATCTTGTTGTACCCGACAGATCCGCCAGTCGAACGACCGAAAGCATCACGACGAATGCGCGATCCACCCGTGCCATTCAGAAGCCTGGACAGGAACTCATTGCCCATGTCCATGATCAGGTTCTTCGTGGTCGGAATGACGACATCGAACAGAATATACTGCCCGACAGTCTTCGTGTCATCCATGATGAAAGCCTCAGCGATCTTGCTGCCGAGACCCTTCGGTCGAGTCACCGCCGTCCCGGTAATGACCTTCTCAACGGCCTTCTTCTCCGGGTTGTTCACGCTCTTGTGGCTGTTCCCCGGATAGTTGGTCTTGATGGGCTTTTCGTCGCTCATCTTTTCTCCTAGTTGTTGTTCTTGTGGATGACCGTGCCGTCAGCGCGAATTGCTTCGACGGTGTCGTCTACCTCGTCCTTGACCTGCTGGAATCCGTCGGCGATCGACTGGATCTCCTTCTGGACGTAGTTGTTCGCTGCCGCGTTGGCCACACCGCTCAGGGCATAGCCACCGATCTTGAATGCGACCTTCGTGATGATCTTGGCGTCGACCGGCAAATATGACTTGACGGCCACCTGCACGACGATGCTGGTACTGATGCCGGCGATGAGTCCTGCTGCCTGCTTCACGATGGAAAACTTTGACATCTGAGTTTCTCCTTTCAAGAGATAATTGAGAGCCCTAGCAAAATGGTCAATTGGGATTGGGGAGTCTGCTAGGGCTCTCATCTAAGCGCAAGTAATTCCTGCGAACTTAGCGTACTGCTTTGGACTGCACGATCAGGTGGAAACCTGCTGCAGCCTCGTCGGAGTCATCGACGTGTGCTGTGATGTTGGGGTTGGCTGCTTCGAGCTCTTTGGCGAACTCGATAGCCTCGTCCTTGGTCACGGTACCAGCATCGAAGTCGAAGCCACTGAAGCCGACACGTCCAGGCTTGTAGTGCTCCATGACGCGCTTCTTGATGACCGGGAAGATCTCGTCTTTACCCATCAGTTTTCTCCTAAGTTGAATCTAGGGCACCATCGGTGCGGGGAACACCTGGTCAGAATTTCAGGGAAGAATCATCTGACGTGAATGCTGGTCGTTTAATGCACGCGGCAACTTTTGGCGTACACCCTAGAATATAACGGCTTGTTAGTTGGTGAAGATGGCCGGCTGGTGATCGAAGTCAGTCAGAGTGAACTGACCAGTCAGATCGGCCGGATTTGACACACGAAAAGCTGCGTTCCACGAGACCGACTGGCCAGGCAGAATGGGAGTGCTCGGACCCATGCCGATGCCGGCAGCGCCCTGGATGTCGGCCACGTTGATCGCAGCCGTACCACCCGAGGTGAGCGAGAGCTGTGCGATGGAAGCGTCGACGTTGGCGTTCGAACCGTTCTTCAGAGTGATCTTGAAGATGATGTCCTTGTCAGTGGCGGGACCACCGGCGATCGCATCGATGTCCGGGCTGGTCGGCGTGTAAGGCTGAGCTGCGCTGATCGTGACCTCGACACCGTCCTTCCACTTGTAAGACTGGCCGAACTTCGCGTTCTGCGAGGCAGGAGTCGCCGATGGAGAAGAGGTCTGCGTCTGTGCGGCTGCAGGCTTCGAGTCGGACGAGGGAGCACCGGAGGTGCCGCAGGCGGTGAGACCGGCGATGAGGGCGGCTGACAGAACGGCGCCAGCGAAGAGCTTCTTGAACATCAGTTTTTCTCCTTAGATGGGGTGGTGCTAAATGACGGTTACTACGGTGTTTTTCAGGGGGATGTTGACTCGCTCGAAACGGTGTTTGAACCAGAGCGTGAGATAGTTCTCATCAACACTAAACGAGGTAAGGATGCCGACATGAGAGATCTCAGTCTTGGGATCAGGCTCCTGTTCCTTTCCTCGCTTGAGAACGACTTTGACTGTCGTTATGACTTCACCCTGCAAGAGGGTTTTTTTCAGTAGAGCTTTGAGATCGGTCATGATGATTTGCAAATATAGATGGCGGCGGGTGACCAGACACTCTTGCACCATTTATCCAGTCAACCTCTTACCTAGTGCTGACCGCCAAATATAACTTGCTTAGTTCAGACCGTCCGGACGAGTCACACGAGCTTCGGCCTCCAGCTCAGCGCGGATGCGGGCTCGCATGGCCTCCTCGGTCTCCGCGACCTTCTCCTGCTGGACCGCCGTGAAGCGCTCACGAGCCGACGGAAGGTGGTCCTGCGGACGAACGGGCTGCGTGGGTGCAGCAACGCCGGCAGCGACACCACCCGGCACGAGACCCTCGATGAAGTTCTTCGCGACGTCAGGCTCGTTGGCGAACGAGAGCAAGAACGCCTCGAATGCTGCCGTCTCCTTGAACGCCTGAAGCGCCTCGGGGGTCTTGCGGAACCGGTCATCGCTCAGACGCTCACCGTAGGCGATGTCGATGATGCCCTCGATGATGTCGAGGAACTGGCTGATGATCTCGTTGACCTCGGACTTGACCTCGATGGCCTCAGGCGTCACGACGTTGTTCTCGAAGAGCTCCTGCACGCCCGGGCGGCTGGTGAGCTCCTGGAAGGTCTGCTGGACGCGCGTCGCCTCCTTGAGCATCTGCGGGATGCCGAGCTCACGCACCTCACGAGGCGAGATGTTGAAGTAGGCGATGGTCGACTTGGGCTGGCCCTCGAAGTCGGTGTAGCGAATGGTCTGCTTGAGCATCTGTTTTTCTCCTTGGTTGATTACTGGTTGATGTCAGGGATTGCGACGTTGTGGATCTTGTCGTAGACGTCCACGTAGGATTCCTTCTTGTCGCCGTTGTAGGTGATCTCGAAGTACAGGTGGTCGTCCGGAACGGTGGTTGACACGAGTGCCTTCCAGTTCTGGAGCGTCTTGCTGAACCACGTGACGAAGACGTCATCGCCCGTGATGGCCATCTGTCCGAGCCGGCGCTGAGCGGCAGCACGAGAGATGCCTTCTGCCTCAGCCAGAGCATCGAGCCCCGGCCGTGCGAGAAGCTTGTTGTAGGTCTCGACGGCGAGCCCCTTTGCCTTTCGCAGGAACTTGTCCTGATCGATCAGCGGGTCGACGTTGATGTTGGATGATGCGTGGAGGTTATCCTCGTCCATCAGTTTTTCTCCTTTTGGTTAACAAAGAGACCTAGTGGCCCCAATGTGTACAGCCTTGTCGTGCCGATGTGAATGGGTTTGAATGTGAAATAATGACTCCACATCCAGAACTGAAATCCCCGATAGGTCAGCCAGTAACGACCAATCTCTATGCGTCCTTTTGCCATGATCTCAAATATACGGAAGACTGAGACCCCATGCTTGATGTTATCGTTGCATAGGGCCTCAGTGCATCTGTATTCAGTTGTTAGGCTACTTCGACGGTGGTCGGGAGAGCAGGAACGTCGACTGCAAGTGCAGCGACCTCCTTCTTCGGAACGACCGAACCGATGACAATGCCGGCGACGACTGCGCCTGCAATGACACCAGCTCCGATCAGAACGTTGCGGAGGAGGTTCTTGCGCTTGGCGGCGTTGATTTCTTCCTGAGTCATTGAATTTCCTTTCAAGAGTTGACGGATGTCATTATAAGGCAGGTTATTCCTGCGAGATGGGCCAATCGGGGTAATGGTCCACCACAAATCGTCCGTTCAGCTGGATGCCTCGGTAGACAATGTGACCAGATCCGTCCGGATTGGCCTGCATGATCTGCTGAAGCTTCGTCATGTCGCCGTCGATTTCTTCGTGATGCTCGGTGATGACCTGCATGAGGTCGTCCTCACGCTGCTGATAGTAGTTCTGTACGAACGCAGCGATCTTCTCGTTCAGGCTCTTGGAGACTCTGCGAGACGTTGCGTTCTCGTCACGAGTCGTCTGTGCCTGAACTTTGGCGTAGATCTCCTTGGCGGAGGGCTTGATGTCTTCACTCACAGTCCAGTTCCCTTCAGAAGATCTTGTTGTACTTCTCTTTGGGCTGGTGGTTGTAGTGAATGGCGATTGCCGGCTTTTCGTCCCGAAGAACGGCAGTGAAACCGAGTTCGAGCATGTTGTCCGTCGTCCATCCGACCCGCTCGCCGATGTCGATCTGCGGAAGCCCGATGATGCAGTACCAGTCGTTCAGGCTGGCGTACATCCCGTTGATGATCTGCGCGTTGAGGTCGTTCTGGCTCTTGCGAAGCTTCTCGACATCACTGAAGAAATATCGCCCAGTGAAGACCTCGTAGCAGAGAGTCTCGCCACCACCTGCGAACAGGATCTGGTGGTCACTCGGCGGATCATTCTTGATGCGCTCGTTCGCGATCTCGTCCTGCACCTGGATGGCCTTGTGCTTTCCGAGAACTTCGACTGCCTTCTCCTTGTACTCGCTGAAAGCACGCTCAGACAGCGAATACAGACTCGCAAGGGTGGCAGTACGACGACTGCTGATCCTCTGCGAACCAATGATCGCGGCTGCGGAACTGGCGCCCACACCCATCGCAGGCAAGAAGTTCTTCCACGTGAGCTTGATCTTCTCCTTCGGCTCAAGACGCTCTCCGAGTTCGGACTCCGTCGTGATGATCTGTTCGGCGGACTTGTATCCGGCCTTTGCGGCCAAATATCCCGTCGTGATGACACCAGCCACCCCGATACCCGTCAGAATGGCCGGCGAGTTGTTCGAAATGAACTGCTGTGCTGATCTCGCGATGCTTGCGAAACCCATCAGTTGTCTCCTTGGATTGAGTGGTGGCCAGCGTAGTCAAGCGGTGTCTGGCCGGGATTGCGGAATTCCTCGAAAGCCTTGGTGTTCTCTCGCACGATGTTCTTCTTGATCCGCTTGATCTCACGGTTCAAATATGCGATGGCCTTCTCTAGGTCTTGGATCTCGGTGTCGTGGGACTTCTTGCCGGCGCGCGAGATGTACTTCACGGCATTGCCCTTGAAGTAACCAAGCGACTTGTCATCGATGTAGTCCCAGACTTCGATTTCACCGTCCGTGTAGTGCGCAGGGTGATTAATGAGATCGTCGGTCTTGGCTGCCGTCTGCGGATATGCAGAAACGACATCCATGAGTTCGACTCGATTGACAGTACGATCTGCCAGAATGCCAGGAGGCGGTGCGTACGTCTTGCACCTGCAGCCGCCAACGTGGCACTTGTTGCTCATGAGCACGGCATGTTCTCCATCAAGGAAACGAGCCATGTGGTCGTAGCCTGTGTGTCCACATTCGAGACACGGCGGAAGTGCAATGTTCTTCATCAGGTTTTCTCCTTTCAAGAGAAACTAGTGAGAAGATGTAGCCATCTTTCGATTCTACTGATAACATCGCTGTAATTAAACAGAGATCTCTTCTTCTCATTTAAGGACATGTAAATTTCGCGAAGCAAATTGAAAGCACCTGTTATGGTGCCCTCAATTTAGTCAGTAACTTTACGAGTTACGTCCGAGGAACTTCACGACGACCACAATCAGCCAGAGGCCGCCAGTGACGAATGTCAGGGCGACGTCCAGGATCAAGTGTCCGGTGGTGTACTTCTTCTTCACGGTAATTCCTTTCAGTGTACGGGGTCTATTACAGGGCAGGTAATTCTCGCGAAGATGAAACCGCATGTAGCGGCTCACCTTTAACTTATCGGTAAAGTCTTGCTTCACGAATTGCAGCGTTGCGAAGTCGCGTAGCCTTCATGTCGTTCCAAGTCATCGTGATCCAGAAATAGCAGTAAACTGCTGCTCCATAGATTGCGATGCCGAGGATGACACAGAGGATAGCGCCGAGCAGGCCGAAAATTGCGGGCATGTTTTTTCCTTTCTAAGTGGTCATTATACGGCCTGTAAATATAGCGGAGAAAGCTACAGCCCTTGTGGGGGCTGCGGCCTTGGTTACTACTCGTTGTCAGTGTCGACAGCGTGGAGTGCGGTCTCGGAAGCCTTCTGGGCCTTCTTTGCCTTGCGGTTCTGCACGGCGCGTCCGATCGCGTCAATTCCAGCTCCGATGCCGAGCACAGCTGCACCTAGGGCGACGGTAACGCCCAGGCCAACTGCAGTCTGCACGAGCTGGTCCTTGACGGACGGCTGCGCCATGACGAGAACGGTGGGGGTCGAAGACTCGGTGGTCTCGATTTCGTTGTCCATGTCAGTGTTTCCTTTCAGTGGTAGTGGTCATTACATGGCATGTTTTTCTTGCGAGGTGAAAGTGAAAGCCCTTGTTGGGGCTAACACCTTTGATCTACTCGTTGTCGATCTTTGCGTAAGTGACTGTCTCTCCGTCGAGATCGGTGTTCTTGATGATGAGAACGGCCTCACTCAGCTCTTCGTTGACGGCCTTTTTCGTTGCGAGGTACGCGAGTCCAATGAACCCGGCACCTACGGCAGCGGCAAGAGCGCCTTTACGAAGCTTCTGAGCGAAGGTCTTCTTCACCTTCTGAACGTCGTTCTTGACGGCTTCAACAGTTTCAAACTTAGCCATGATTGGCTCCTTTCGTAGTGGTCATTACAGGGTAGGTAATTCTCACGAAAGAGTGACCGCATGTAGCGGCCGACTCCTTTACTTCTTGGAAAAGGGCTTTTTGATTGTCTTGTCTTCTAGTTCATCGAGACGAAGCATGAGCTTCCGGTTGATTGCGATCTGCATTTCGAGCATCTGTCCAAGTCGCACATTTACCAACGCCAGACCGATGTCTGTGTTAGATGTTTGCGACAGGGATGCATCTCGAAATGTCTTCTCGAAATCTTCCAAAACTCCATTAAGGGTCTCGGGTCCTACAAGTTTGTAAAAGGCGTCCATAATGTTTCCTTTCTAAGTGGTCATTATAGCGTCTGTAAATATAGCGACCTTCCATCGAAATTTCCCACCGGGGAAAAATTTAGACACGCTGCAAAAGCCGCGAGGCCGCGTTCGAGCTTGTAATTGCTCTACTAACGGCCTCGCGGCTTTGAGTTGTCTTCTTGGTTACTTCGTCTTACCGGACCGTCCGATCCAGCCGAACGCTTTCGAAGTAATCACGTGCGCTCTTTCATGCCCGAGAACCATTCCGATTCCGGTCAAGTTCACGACGGCTCCCAGAATAGCGTCTGCGCTCAGAACCATCTCCTTTTTAGGGATCAGATTCTGAATGCCGACGAGCATCTGAAGAGTCTTCTTGTACTCGTCCGTATGCGGTTCGAGGTTCTCCAGCACGCCATAGAGGCGCGTCATTTCTTTCTTGGCGAGGGCGATTTCGGGCTTGTCTTTCTTAAGCACGTGGTCTCCTTTCAAGAGTTGTCATTATACCACGTGTTTTTACTGCGAGGACGAAGGATTGGCAGGAGCCGTCACGTCCGGCTGAGCTGCAGTGGTCTCGGGAGGAGTTCCACTGGGCACATTCTGGACTTTGAGCGTTACCTGCTTGTTGGCGGCCATCACGTCCGGATCGGCATTGAAGACCAGACCTTTTAGTGTAGCACCGCCCTCGTCAGCACCAAGATGCAGTTCGCCTGCGTACTTCGAATCGCTTGCGTTGTATGAGATCGACGACAGACCCAGCACAGCGCCCAGAAACACCGCGACCAGCGCAGACGTTCCAAGAACCTGAGTTGTGTTGTGCCATCCCCAAAGCTGAGCGAGGCCGAAATATAGCGAGTTGAAAGCCGGAATCCCGACGATGGTTGCCCACTTCAGGCCGCCATACAGCTTCGCTCCGAGCATTGGAAGACTTACAGCCTTCTTGGGTGTGGTGTTACTCATGCTGGATTTGATCTCCTTTTCAAAGTCAGCAAACTAGGCGGGATAGTGTCATCTACCGTCGCCCATTCATCAGGTGTCAGAGGAACAGTCACACGAGTGACATAATCCTGGAAGACCTTCACGAGACTTACGAACTTGCGCTCTCTCGTGCGGTCGTCTCGTTGCAACGTGTCAACCTTGGTTCTGAGATCTTCTATGTTGCGCAAAAGATCCTCACGGCCTTCACGATGCTTTTCGAGTTCAGCTAGAGCTTTGTCACGACTCTCTTCAATGGTGGTTATCTGAGCATTCAGTTTGGTGATGATGGAGTCGTAAGCTCGGCGCTGTTGTTCGAACGCGTCGGTTTGCCGATCAAGGCCTTCGTAGTTTACTCGCTTGGAATCTGTTTTTCGATTCAGAGTCCAGTTTAGTACCGTAGCGACGCCGCCCGAAGACAGGATCGCTACAATCACGCTTACGACTATTTCATTCATCGTCTCTCTTCTTCCCCGCTACTAATGTGGCAAAATAGATGAAGAGAATCCGCAGCACGGGTACTACGGCAAACTGCAAATCGAGCACAGCATTTGTCAGCTGCGACAGTTTCGTCGGGTTTTGCCCGAAGTGAATGAACTCGTACAGTAAATATACGAGCAACGCAGCGACCAACATGATGGCAATTGTGAATTCCCACCTTGCGCCGCGCGAGTAGAAGAACAAACAGCCGAGCGCACAGCCCAGACTGAGTGGTCCAATACCCAACGCGAACCAGACGAAGAAGTCCGTCTCATGAACACGATACGCCTCGATCACAGCAAGGACCGACCACGTAAAGTAGATCAAATATGTGAAGAATGCTGCTACGTGCATGTAGTAGACAGCGATTTCATTCACATGCTGGAACGGCTTTTCACGTTTACTAAACAGCGTATTCATGGTCCCCCATTCCTAAGTTGTTGCCTTCCACGTACCGCCATCGTTCACGTAAGGTTGTGCAACCTTCCACGTACCGTTGACGTTGACGTAAGGCACCGCTTGTTTCCATGTTCCGTTGTCATTGACCCAGGCACCAGCGACAGTCGTGAACTCACGAGCCGCAGACCATGGTCCCCAGCCGGCAGAGTTGTGCGTGCGAGCCTTAACCCAGTAGTTGGTGAAGGGCGCCAGGTTCGAGATAGTCGTACCCGAGTTACCCGTAACTACCGTGGTCGAAGCTGCAGACGTCGTGCCGTAGCTGATCTGACGCTTGTTGATTGCGCCACCATTGTTCGCACCATCCGAGAAGGCGATCTTGGCAGAGGTCTGCGTGATAGCACTGACGGTCGGCTCAGAAGGTGCGGCCGGAACCTTGACGGTTGGCGGTGGCGCTGCACGAGAGATCGTGACAGAAAAGCTTGATGGGCCACCCAGACCACTAGTTCCAGTGGAACCGATGGCGAAAGTGACCGTCTGAGTGCTAGAGACAGTCCAGCTACCCAGAGTAACAGTGGTCGCACCCACGAGGTCGTACGAGCCGCCAACGGAAGTGTTGTTGACGGTACCCGACCATGACTTGCCGTAGGTATACGTGCCACTGTAGGTGTTCGTAAGCAGGAAGGTGACTGTGCTACCATTGTCACGGATGATCATGGTACCTGTCGTACCAGTAGCATGAGTGTAGTCAGTCACAGTCACCTCCCATTTTGATGCTTACGAATGCTTGAAATAGATGTCGCCAGATGCGCCACCGCTTGGTGAGGCGGTACCCGACGTGATGCCCGCAGAGGTGCGGTAACCAGCCTTACCCGTGGGAAGAAGACCCTTGAGCGTGGCGATGAAGTCACGAGTTCGGTTGACCTCACGAGCGCCCCAACGGACGCGTGCGTCATCCGATCCTGTGTCCGGGACCAGCGGATACCCAGCTGCGCTTGCGACGCTGCCAGGACTTGTGTCTGACATTTAGCCTCCTTACGGCTCGTCTGCCCAGTAAGTCTCGGACGAATCGAGGTCGGCCCATTCGATGCCACCCTGAATTGCCCAAGAGCCAGGCGTGATGAACTGCTCTGCAGTAAGCGTCGGATACGAGCGGTCACCGTTGTTATCAGCAGCAAAGATCTGCTCGGTGACGCGCATGTACTCGATACCACCATCTTCATCCTGCATCTCGACGATGTCGCCCAGCTGGTAGTCGATTCCGTAGTGGAATGGCGTCAGCTGCGGGACTTCACCATCGAGTGCATTGGACCCAGCGTTCTGTGCGAGTGCTGCCAGACCCTGAGCAGTGAGCTCTGCCGTGAGAGCCGTTCCGGTCAGAGTCGAGTCCACATTCTGCGCCTGAACCATCATCACGTGACGATCGAAGCCAGCCACAGTCGGGTCAACACTTGGCGCATAGACCATCGTAGCACCATTCTGCGAGTAGACGTACGCACAGTTCTTATAGCCCACTTGAGACTGGAGCTGTGTGATGCCCGTCAGGCTGCCGAAAGCACGGCTGAAGACGACTGCAGGGAAGTCGGTCTGCGCAGCAGTACGGTTGTTACCAGCGTATATATTGAAATATAGCTGGCTGTTGTCCAGGCCTCGTACAAGACGAAAGCCAAGATCGTACTGCTGACAGATCGTCTTGATCGCTGAGAGCACGGTATCACTCGTAAGAGCGGTCGTGATCTGATCAGTCGGTTCTGCGATGAGATCAGGCGGGAACGGGTTACCAGTCGTGATGAATGGGATGATGTCCTGAGACGACAGCTGGCCGTTGACGCAAATATCCGTGAAGATAGTGCGGCAAACGTCTGCTGGCGCCCCAGTAATCGCCCATCCAGTGTTACTGGTACCCGTTCCAGCGAGAGTGTTCTGAGCCACACGGTCGTCAGTGATTTGTTCGAGCGACTTGCCTGTGATGTTCAGGACATTGTTTCCCTGCTGATCCCAACCGTTCACGATCGAGTTAATGACCATGATGCGACGGGACTCGTTGAGAGCCAGCTGTGTACCGTTGGTCAGACCTTGTCGGTTCCGGTAGTTGTTGTTAGTCTTGAGCGTAAGATCTCCAACGTCGTTGAAGCGCTCAGTCCAGATCAGGGAAATATAGTCGTCGTAGATGTCAATACGGCGAAGCTGGTCGTCCAGCACATAGAGATCCATTACAGTCCCTCGTATTTCGCCGTAAAATCGATCGTGAAGCCGACGGCATCTCCGTCCTTGACCACACTGATGTAGTTATCACCCGGCTCAAGGACAAGCCAAGTAGACGTCGGGTCGACACCGTAGAGATACGAAGTCGTCACGTTGTCTCGCGTGATCGTTGCACCCTTCTGACCCGGCACCGTGGAAATCTGAACCACGTCACCAGCCTGAATATCCGCAGCAAAGTTGAGCTGCTGGATGTTGTTGGAGTCGTCACGGATCTGGATGTTGACACCAGAAGCAACGTCATCCGCCGTCAGAGTGAGGACGATACCAGTCTCGCTGGTTCCAGGATACTCGAAGAGCGTCTCAGTAACAGCATTCGTGGTGTTACCCGTGAATTCGCCAGGTGTCGGGTCCGAGAAGTCAGGATCGCCACAGATCACAGAGATCGTAGCAACTGGCTTCTGAGTGAAGAGCGGGCATTCCACCGACTCGACATAACCGTTGACCTGACGCTCAGTGCCATCATCGTACGTGAACAGCAGGGACACACTGCGCTTCAGACGGAATGTCCGATACAGTGTGTCCCTGAGCTGTTGCACGAACTGCGGGCCGTAGCCCGTTTGAAGCCCGATCGTGAAGACGATGTTGCGAGAGTCACGTCGTGCCGACTGGAACTGAGCGCCATCGATGTCGGCATAACTCGAAGTGACCACAGATGCCTTGACCGGGTCGAGACCCGTGATGTCTTGGACAGTGTAGCCATTCGAGTTGTCCATGAGGGTGAGCCCTAGGGTCGTACCCTGATCGCTAGTCGCTTGAACCAGTGTTAGCATAGACTAGAACTCCCTTCGCCTTCGAGATCTGGTTGTTGGTTTGCCTGTAGATGTCGATGTCCGACAGAGCCTTAGGTGAGTTGTTGTACTGGTTGAACGTCACGTTTGTTTCCTGAGCAGGAGTCGTGCCGGCTGCGTCAGCGTTCTGCTGAGCAATTTGCTGGGCCTTTGCTTGCGCAATTCCCTGGGCGCTGTCTGTCGTGAACCCGGCCTTGACGGTCTGATTGCCCAACATACTCCCAATTTGATCTGCACCAGACTTGACATTCGTCAGGTCCAAAACCGGTGAGATCGTGGGCGACAGCTCGACATTGTTGCTGATCTGGTCGTTGACATTCTGCAGAGCAGACGTCACACCGTCGATTGCACTCTGCCCCAGCGCAGTTGCCGAGTCAGAGACCATCGAGGCGTTGTCATCGATACCCATAGAGGCACCGACACCGACCCAACCAAACAGCGTACGCATGACCTTGGAAGGAGATGCGATGCCGAGCAGCTTCTTGATCGCTCCAGGAATGCTGCCAGCGAGCTTCTCGGCTGCACTGACGACCTTACCCACACCGCTGGCAAGTCCACCTGTCATACCATCAATGATCGCGCCAGCGAGATTGAGTCCCGCAGTACGAATCTGACCACTGTACCGGTTGACGGCGTCGGTCATGCCATTGATGAAGTTGAGCAGAGCCTGCGCAGCTGCGTTGGCCAGCCTGACTGCGTTCGAGCCCACCGCGTTGATGAACGCAATGATGGTGTTAGTACCCGCTGCCGCGACGCGCGGAATTTGCGCAGTCATAGCATTGAGGAAGTTGACCATCAGGTTTCCAACAGCGCCCACCAACTTAGGCAGAGACTGCGAGAGACCATTGATGAACCCGGTCAGGATGATGATACCAGCCTGAATCATGTGCGACTCGTAGTTCTCGATCGCGGTGATCAAGTCTTCGAGGAGCACGATGATCATGTTGATGATCTTCGGAGCTGTCGTCGTGATGGCTGTCGTGAAGGTATCGATCAGTACGATGAACCCCTGCAAGAATGTAGGAGCTGCACTGATGAGAACCTTGACCAGCGACTGGAGCGCCAGGGCAAGCTGAGCGCCGAACTGCGGAAGCAGACCGATGATAGCTGCACCAAGCGCCACGATAGCCGCTGCACCTGCAGCACCGACCCCAGAAAGGAGTGCGATACCTTCGGCGAACGCCATCATGCCGGTACCAGCCAGAGCGATCGCAGCACCCACAAGGAATACTGCGGCACCGAAGGCCAGAAGAACGGCAGACAGACCTAGAAGACCCGGCATGGCACCAATTGCAGCATAACCAGCAGCCACAAATATACCAAGCCCAACAGCCAGAGCAGCCAGACCTGTAGCTAGAACCTGCCAAGGCATAACACCCAGAATACCGATCACTGGGGCTAGAACTGCGAAAGCCGCAGCCATGATGAGGATTGCTCCTGCACCAGCAAGCACCATCGGATCAGCCAGAGCATTAAGCGCTACGACCATAATGGTCAAAGCACCCGCCATGGTAATGAGCGCCTTAGCCTGGTTGTTACCAGCACCCATGATCTGGAGAGCTGCACCGAGCACGACCATAGCGTTAGCTACAATCAGGATCGCTGCTGCACCTGCCATTGACCCCTCAGCACCATCCATCGCAGCGATGACTGCTACAAGTGCGATCGCCATCTGTCCGAGTCCTACAAGGAACACGTTCAGCGGAATTGCCGCAAATATAGCAACCGCACCAGCCAGAACGAGCATGGCAGAAGCCACGATCTGAATTGCTCCGGCGGCAGCCAGGACAGAAGGTCCAGACTTGTCGAGGTCTTGAAGAGCACCGACAACGATGATCATCGCAGCTGCCATGGCGATCAGGCCATTGGCCAGCTTATCCGGGCTCACCAGACTGAACAGAAGGACTGCACCAGCCAGAGACACCATCGCCGTAGAGACGATAGCAATAGCTGTTGCAATAGCAAGGAGTTTAACCGTGCTACTCTTCGGGTCCAGCTTGGTAATTGCACTCATCGCAGTGATCAGTGTCAGCATCGAACCAACGAGAACTGCAAGAGCGTTCGCCAGCTTGTCCGCCGGGACCTGAGCGAGAAGCAGGACGGATACGGCCAGGATACCCAGCGCGATACCGATGCTCTCGATCAGATTAGCTTTGACCTGCGTCTGAAGCGCTTTGCTGAAGTTCTCCAGCGACTCCGTCAGACCCTTGATGAGCTTGTCGAAGTCACCAGGGATTGCCGTGAGTCCCGTGAAGCGAGACCCAAGATCCTTCATGAACTTCCCAGCACCTGCCAGGAAGGCTGCAAAGAATCCTGCGAATCCGATGTTGGCGTAGTCAGAGGCTGTGAGCGACCCGAAGATCTTGCTCAGTTCACCCTTGACCCAGTCGAAGACCTGCGCGAGGTAGGCATAGACTGGCTGCAGCCACTTCCAGACAGCTTCCAGAGCATGAGCAACAGCCTCCCAGACACCGGTGATGATGTTCGCCGTGGTGACGAGACCATCTGAGGTGTTCTTGACCGCTGCCATCGAGGTTCCTGCGGCCTTGCTTGCAAGCGAAGCCCAGAAACCAGCAATGGCGTTAGCAGCCTTATCGAGCCAGGTGACAACCGGTTCAACGTCGACAGCCAGCTGATGGAACGAACCATTCGAGTTGTCGAGAGACTTCTTGACCTTGTCGAGGACGTCAGTGACAACCTGGAACTTAGCCTTGAACGAGTCAGCAATCGGTGCCAGCGCAGAGAAGCTGCTCTTGATGCCATCAAAGAACCCAGACACGTTGCCGTGAATGAGTTGGTTGAAGGCGTCGATGATCAGCCCGATCCACGTCAGCAGCGGAGCGAGAACATTCTTACGGCTAGACTCGATGATGTCAAAGAACTTGCCGATGGCATCAGACGAACTGAGCCACTTGTCAAACGCGTTGAGCAGCTCACCGAAATCACCCGTGATCCGGATGACATCACCCGAACCCTGAGTCATCAGACCAAACGCCTGAGCGAAATAGCCGATGACTCCGCCGAGGATTTTCCCGATGATGTCGATGATCGAGAATAGACCTTCGAAGGTGTTCCTCAGGCCAGTTGTCTCAGTTGCTCCCATTTTGAACGATTTGAAGAAGTTGTCAACTGCCTTCGCAATGTTCGCCAGGTTGGTGCCCATGTTGGTCGGAAAGACCTCTTTGAACGCCTGTTTGATGGGAGTGATGATCGAACCAAGGATTCGCCAAGCCTGAGCAAAGGCATCGACGGTAGCTGCAAGTCCTCCGCCTTGACGGAAAGACGTACCAACAGCTTTGAGGCCGTTGTCCATGTTGGTGAGAACACCCATGAGAGCATTACCAAGTTTGGTAAAGATCTCGGTGGACATCTCCTCCTGGCCGATGTAGCTGTCTCCGAAGATCGAACCCCAGAAGTCTGCCCAGTCATTGACCACACCCTCAGAAACTGAGGACGAAACCTCACGGAAGGTGTGGAACTGGGTAGCTGCAGCGAGAAGTGACTTGTTTGTAGCAAGACTCTTCAGCGCCGCGATCATGATGTTCGTGTTGATCGTGCCAGCAGTCAGCGCATTCTGGAAGTCCGCGCTCGTCTTGATGTTCTGACCTTGCGCGTTAGCCGCCGCAATCAGCGCATCTTTGAACTGTGAGGTCGCGATACCGGACTGCTTAAGCTGCATCCAGTTCTGACCCTGAAGCTTACCGAGAGCAAGCGCAGGAACTAGAGCGGTCTGCAGTTCACTGGAGAACACGGACGTGTTGACGCCCGCACCAGCTGCTGCGTTACCGAAACCCTTGATCGCGGTCTCAGCATCCTGAAGGTTGATACCCTGAGAAACCATCTGACCAAGTGCAGAGTTCATGTCCTGCACGTTGTAGATGGTGAGCTGAGCGTACTTGTTCAGGTCCTGCATAGCTCCCTGAATTGCGGAGCCAGCATTTGCGCCGAGCGAGGTCTGGAGCATCATGACCGACTGCATGCGGTCCTGGTACTGCTCCCAGCCTTCCTTGATCGGATCGATCGTCAGAGCCTTGACGGTTTGGAGACCAGTCTGAATGGCCTGCTGTGCGATTCCGCCGAGGGCTACAGCTGCAGCGCCGGCGAGAACCGAGAACTTCGTTTTGATAGCGTCAACCGCGGAGCCAACCGGTCCCATGTGAGAGACGACGTTGTCGAAGCCACTGCCGAGCTTGCTCGTCATGTCGAAACCGAGAGCAGAGTTAAGCTTGCTCAGCGAACCGAGAGTGTCGGTGACACCCTTCTGGAAGTTGGCATTGTTGAACTGCATGTTAACAATGCGATTGTCAACGCTACTCATGACGAGGTTACCACCTTCCAGACTGTGTCAGCGATCCGGTCAAAGATCGGTTTCATTACGGGGTTGATGTAGTCTCGTCCTTGAACGTAACCACCAGTACCGGTCCCGTGACCGTACTGAAGCATGATGGCAATTGGGGTTCCCTGATCGTCGAGATCGGTGTTTTCCCAATAGATGGACCAATAGCCGTTGCCGTGATGCACTTCGTAGGTCCAAGATTCCGAAGTACGCCCCGTTAGAATCGGGGTGGCATTGGATAGTGCATTGACGCCTTCCTCACCAAGACTACTGAGCACAGCATAAACCTGCTGGCTGTTCATCTTGGTGAGGAAGTTCATCGTGTTCTTGAAGGAGCCACTCTGGCTAAACGAGATAGGCATTGTGACTCCCATTTTGAACTAAACGTACAGGTCGATGAAGACTGCTCCAGGTGCTCCAGCTCCACCCGAGTAGTTACCAGTGGCGTTCGACGAAGCGCCAGAACCGCCAGCACCGTAGTTGTTGCCGCTGAAACCAGCACCAGAACTTGCCCTGGAGTAACCACCGAAACCTTCCGTGGAATCTCCGCCCTTACCGCAGATAGAAACTCCTCCAGTAACAACTCCAAGGTAGCCAGGTCCACCAGTACGAACCTTGCTGAAGACCGCCCCAGCAGAAGTTGAAGCACTACCTCCAACACCAACCGCATTCGAAGTCGAAGTGTTTGCGCCAGGCGTGCCTGCACCACCACCTGCTCCGCCATTGCCAACGGCAAAATTACCGAAGGACGAAGTACCACCTGCTCCGCCACTAGGAGCACCACCAGCACCAACTGTGATGGCAACTGATGTACCTAGGTCTCCGACGTTGAGGAACGTTTCAGCAGTTCCACCACCACCGCCGCCGGAGCCGGCACAACCCTGACCCGAAGTCGATCCACTGGCTGCACCACCAGCACCGCCACCACCAACGACTCGAACATGGACTGCTTTGAGTCCGGGAATCGATGATGGAGTGAAGGTTCCTGCTGCGGTAAACAGCTGAGTTCCGAAGTATCGGTAACCACGCTGATTGGCAAGACCGAGAGGAGTCACAATCAATGTGTCATCAGTTTCGGAACCTGCCTCAGCAGCAGAAGCTACCTTAGCAATTCCAGGAGTTGACTCAGTCGCCTGAGGAGGTGAACCTTCAGGACCAACAGGACCAATCACGGAACCTGCATCGATCATAGTACCATCATTAGTGGTAAGCTGGAGGTGACCATTGTCATCAACAGTGCCGCTAACTACTGCTTTGTCTTCGATTGCCTGCGATCGTGCCGCAGTAAAGACGTCTACAGAACCCATTCCACTCTCCTTTCTTTAGAGCGAACTGATATTGTAAGTGTTCTCGTCCTGCTCGACGACCGAAGGCCAATCGATAGTCCAGAGATCATTGTCATCGGTACCACCAACAGAATCGAAGACTGCTGTATCAGGACCAGTGATTGTGAACGTACCATCACCATTGTCCTCAACATCCAGATATGCTGTCGATTCGAAGATCGAGATCAGCTCATCGGGAGTTGGGAGTCGCGGCGCATCGTCATCATCGCCATACAGGATCGCTTCGATCGCAGCAACCGTTGGAGGAGTTGCAACCGTAGTGTCGATGATGTAATGAGCCGTGACGAACTGCGCATTCTGCGTGATGAACGGAACTGCCGAAATATCCCATGAGTAGCCCACGGGATTGACAGACGACCCGAGAGACGAGAATGACTTCGGAGTCGGTGCGACAAGGCAGTTATACAGGATGTGGATTCGGTAACCGAAGTCCAAACCTTTGGTGGCATTACCCATCTGAGTGCGCCAACTCAATCCGAAGGACTGACGAGGCTGCTGGGTGCCGTAGAGACCAAGAGCAGCCGATGCCGTGCCGTCACAAACTCCGAATTCCGGGGGGAACGTGATCGCCTGCAAAGTTGCTGCGAAGTCATCCACGTTTGCGAAGTTCACGTAGTTGTAGCCGTCGATGTAGAACTTATCTACCGTGCCATTGGCGGGCTTCTCGTCGACACCCTGAAGGCCGTTCCAGACAACGCCATCGGACGAACCAACATACAGAACTCCGCGATCGACTGCGGCCTCGAAATAGCGCTCTTTGGGTGCGTCCCAAACGAGTTTAGTCATTGAGTCTACACCCCTTATCCACGAGAATTGAGCTGCTTACGACGCTCCGCATTCAGACGCATCCGCTCAGCAGCGAGATTTGCCGAAGAAGGCTTAGGTCGGTTGGGATTGTTCTTCTGGTTCTTGGCATCAAAGACCCGAATGAGAGTCAAGAGACGATTGAGATGCCAGTTCTCACATTCGAGAGGGATCTGCAGCGAGAACATCCAGTAGTAGATGATTTCAGCAGTGATGATCTCACGACTCGGCTTCTGATTCGAATCGTTGAACCACGTTGCAGTCATCTTGGCTTGGATGTAATCCTGGATTTGACCAAAGTTCTCTGGTGAGAGCCGAGCATAAACCTCCGGAGGAACATCTGGGATGAGCGTCATTGCTCTGATGTAACTCATGGTCTGCTCGGAAGTCTTGTCTTTCTTGGTGAGGAACGGTTCTTCCCATTCCTGCTCCCATTTTGAAAGAGAGACAAGGGAATGCTCAAGCTGGAGTTTCATGTCTCCAACGGTCGTGATGCGTGAGTTGGCTTCATCGAAGCTCTCAACGCCAGGTACGACGATTGTCAGCATTCCCTTGTCTCCTTTCGTTGATTGTTAGCTGCCCGTGGGCGGCGTGGCCGGGAACAGCGCGAGCACTGCATCCGGAAGCGGCAGTGAGGCCTCGGCGTCGGTACCACCGTAGAGCAGCGCTTCGAGCGACAGCAGAGCGTTAGCATCCACCTGCGTGGAATCGATGGTGATCAGCGAGGTCGGCTTGAGACCCGAGACCTGGACCGGAGTCGAGGTGAAGTCCCAGCTGAACGCGATCGCGGCCGGCGAGTCATTGACCGTGGCGTAGTCCTTCTCCGACGGAGCCGCCTGGCAGCCGTAGGCGAGGTGGAGCTTGTAGCCGTGGTCCTGACCGTCGGTGTCATTTCCGATCAGCGTGCGGTAGGCCAGACCAAAGGTCTTGCGCGTCTGCTGACCGACAGCGACGCCGGGCGTAGGCTGCACCGTGCCGTCACACTCCAGGAACTCGTCCGGGAAGGTGAAGGCCTTGATGGTGCCCGCGAAGGTCTCGGCAGCGGTGAGGTTGACGTAGATCTGGTTGTCGGCGTACTGCGGAGTCGTCCCCGCACCACCCGGCTTCTCGTCGATCTCGGTCAGACCCGACCACGCGGTACCGACAGAATACTGCCCGTCCGAGCCGATCGTGTAGAGAACACCCTTGTCGACGCCAGTTTCGTACTCGCGCTCGCCAGTGGCATCCCACGTAAGAACAGTCATTGTTACTCCTTAAAAGTAGACTCTTACGATGTCATGGTTGAGGTTATCCGAAGCGAACCCACGCAAGTAGGTAGACATCGGCAGAGCGACAACTCCCGGAAGAATTGCGGAGTCCGCAGATTCATCGATTACTGTCACCTGATACCGCTGGGTATAGCGGTAGGTTTTGTTGCCCGCGAAGTCAGCATCTGCATAATCGCGTTGATACACGATACACGGATACTGCATCTTAACGCTTTCCGGCGGTTGGAAATATACGTTAGGCGTAAGCCCCAGAAGAATGTTATGGAGCTTCTGGCGTTGGCCCATTGTACACACCTCCCAACGTCAAGATAAGACGGGGAGTCTGGACTTGCACATTAGTGACTTGCCACAGACTCCCCGCCCACTTGATGTACCGGATGGCGAAGAAGGTTTCGTTGGCATAGGGATCAGCAACGATACTGATCGAAACACTCACTGAGAGATCAGGCGTAGCCTGCTTCTGCTCATCGGTCTGACGTGAATTCCGAAGGACGTCGCCGTAATAGTTACGTTCGACAATCACATTCTTCCATACGCCAGAACCAGCGGGTGATTCGACAGTCCCGGTATTGAAACCCACTGGACCGTGGAACTTATTCGCCATCTGGAGGACCTACTTAGCTCTCGGCGGGCGCCGTGTAGGTGAAGGTCCAGCTCTGGATCGTGTCCTGCGGGAAGGAGTAGCCGGCCTGAGGACGAGCCTCGATGTCGGTGTTCTCGGTGATGACCACAGTGCCCGTGGTGGGCTGACCACCCAGGATGTCCGAGCCGACGAAGTAGTCGACGCCGGTCACGGTCGGGATGGTGATGGTGTTGGTCGCACCGTCGAACGACGGGCTGGTCGGAGTGACCGCAGTGCCAGCAGGAGCCAGGATCGTGATCGCGGCCTTCGGCTTGGTGAGCGCACCGGAGACGCGAGTCTCGATCAGGTACTTCTGCTGGTTGAAGTCGATGTCGAAGAAGTCGAACATCGAGACGGCGCCACCCTGGTCGGCACCCACGGTGTAGTCCGTGAGGTTGACGAGGATGTACTGGATGTTGGACGCGCGCTCCATGGCCTCGACCGGGACGATGTCCGCGACCATCAGGGCAGAGACGAGCTCGTCCTTGTTGGCGTAGATACGACGACCCAGCGTGTCCTTCTGGATGAGCAGACGGGTGAGGTTCTGCAGCGTGGTGTACATCGTCGGCGACCCGGTGCCGCGGAAGTACCGCTGCGCCTCGACCACGAAGTCGACCAGCGCGATGGCATCCTTGGAGGAGTCACCCGTGCTTGCCGGCGCCGTGAGGGTCGTGTTGTACATGTCGATGTCGTACGCGACCGGACGAAGCTTCTCCTCGTCGATCTTGTCCTCGTCGTCGGAAGCACGGCCGTCACCGAACAGGAGCGCCGCAGCGACTTCCTCGTCCAGCATGACGCGCATCTCAGCCTGGATGAACGCCACGACACTGAAGTCGGTGATGTCCAGGATGTCGTCGCGGTCGAGCTTCTGCTTCTTGTACACCGTGGTCGGGGTCGTCACGCGCTTGAGCGCCTTGATGATCTCGTCCTTCTTCTGGTTACCACGGACGTAACCCTTCGCACGAGCCTCGTCCGCGGTGATGTCCGCGACCAGCGACTTGATGCGAGAGAACGGGGACTTCGAGACCGCACCGAGAACCTGCGCGACCCACGCGTTGCGACGCTGAAGGAACTGCGGGTTCTGGCCGGTGAGCTTGGCCTCGGGGAAGAAGGTCTCGACATCCTGGATGCCGTAGTCGTCCGCGTGGGCGAGCACAGCCTCCTTCAGCGAGCCGTTCTTCATTGCGTCGGCGAAGATGGTCTTCGTCTGGTCCTTGGTGAGCGAAGAGTGCGTCAGGACCTTGCCGGCCTCGTCACCCTGCTCAAAGAGGTTACCCATTTTGTTTCCCTTCGGGTCGTTGTGCTTGATGACGTTGTCGGCGGAGTTGCCTTCGTCGTCGTTCTCTTCGTTGCTTCCGCCGTCTTCGCTGTGCTTGACAGACGTCTTTGCGGGGACCTTGGCATCTGCCTTAGCGTCAGCCTTCGCCTCCGACTTCTCTTCCTTGGGCGACTCGGCAGCCTCTTCCTGAGGAGTTTCCTTGTCACCGTCGGCATCGGTCGCCACGTCCTCGCCTGCAGCCTCAGCAAGGAGAGCCGTCATAACGGCCTTCTGCTTCTGGTCGAGCGAGTCCCAGACGTCCTGGACCGTGTCGTCGTCATCGTCGTCCGTGTCGGCCTTGGCCGGCGCAGCTGCAGCATGCTCGACAGTCTCGCCGTCACCCAGCTCGAATTCGAGACCGGTGTAGATGACCGCCTCGTCCTCAAGGATCGTCGACGAACCATCTGCGTGAGCGAGCGACACGTTGTCGATGACTGCACCGATGTTCGCGCCGGCGAGGACAAGACTGACCTCACGGATCATACCGTGAATGACGTTCTTGGCCTTCTCGACGAGACCATTGGCGAAGATCGACAGCGAGTTGATGTCGCCATGCTGGACGAGCTTCTTGGCCGTTTGCCCCTGGGGCGAGTCGTTGAAGTAAGCGTGCATGTACACGCCCTCCGCACGATTCTCCAGGATGGCATGACCAAGGATGTTGTCCACGGAGTCATGACCGTGATTCCAGACCAGAGGCACCTTTACGGAGTCCTGGTGCTTGAATGCGTCGGGCATGATCGTCCGGCCATCCGAGCACTTGATTCCGCTCTTAGTGGCCCAGCCGCTGAAATCAGCTTCCATTTTGAAGATCACCTTCCCTTACTTGGTATTACAGCTTTCGCTGGGAGTGCCGCTAGAGCCTTTGACGGCCCTACTGGTGCTGGGTTCGGCTTGCCACCATTCGCTGCCTGAACTGCCCCAGGACGAGTGAGTGACATGACCGGTTGCCCAATCCCAGAACCAGGAGGCGCCGGGATGTTCTTGTTGAGGAGCTTGTCTGCGTTCGGGTCGCTAGACGGCTTCCAACCAACGACAGCACGAATCTCGTTAGAGCTCGCGATCTCGTTACGAGTGAACTTGTCCGCCATGTTAGCAAGATCCGCCAGAGTGACGAACTTGAACGGGTTGCGGTAAGACTCGATCGACTGCAGCTGAGTGCGTGCAGTACGAGTAAGGAAGGTACGCTTCAACGCTTCCGTGATGGCAGCGATGATGGGCTCCACAGTACGGTTGTAGTAATTGAGCATCGCCTGCTCATTCGCCGTTCCGTCCATGATCTCAGGAGTGAGACCGAGTTCCGAGTACAACTGATTCGTCAGGTACGTGACCTGGTCCATCAGATTGTTCTCAGCAGGACGATTCAGCTGAGTGATCTTCTCAGTTCCATCCGTGTAAGCAATGCCATACTTGGACCCGCGGAGCTGAGTCTCGATCTGAGTACGACGCTCTTCCGCCTGCTTCTGACGGGACTCAGACTTGATCGCATAAGGAAGCTGAATGATGATGTCGAGGTTGCCCGAAGCAGACTGCTCGTCAACTGCATCTAGAAGGTTGAGCTTCCGGATGAGTCGGCGAAGAGTCGAGTTCGGCTCGTTCATCACGTTGTACAGAGGGTTCTCGATAATGGCGACGTAGTCCTTCGGAAGGATCACTTCGCGTCGAGTTCCACCTACAACAGCACGATCGTCGTAAACACTTACCTTGACGTGTCGAGGGTACCAGGCGAGGACGTGACCAACACGCATTGTGTTGATGTCGTATCCACCAGTAGTCTCGGGATCGAGAGTCGTGTCAATCGGAACAATCGCAGCAACGCCCCTGTCAAAGAGCGTCTGCACGATGTCCTGCTTGAACATGCGAGCACCCTGGTCGATGTTTGCTTCCTGAGTGAGGCAGTAGTTGAGTCCAGACATGATGACATTAGAGAAGTTCTGTTTGTCATCCAGACGGACATGCTGGATCGTCTCTGCGGCCACATCGATAGCGATACGAGTGTAGATCGAGTTGATGATCGAACGCTCATTGCCCATCCGATACCGCGAACGGTCTAGACGCTGAGAGCTGCTCGGTCCGTAATCAACTGTGATCTGAGATCCCGGATCAGTATCGACTGCTGCGAAGGCGTTCCATGCATGCATTAGACGATCTCTTAGCCCCATTGCTCACCTCCTTCCTCACTCAAAACTTTCCTTGTTTGCTTTCCAGGCCACATAAGCATCCATCATGGCGGCGACATTATCGATCTTCTGATCCTGTCGCTTCTTGAGGAGCTTACGGTTCCCGTTGGTGTCTTCCATCGTCACACAGTTACCCATAGCAAACGCCATGAGGAGCTGGTCGAAGTAGAGCATTCGCTCTTCACTGAGGATCTTGAGCTCACCCAGAGGGATCGACTCAGTCTTTGCACCCTGGATTACCTTCTCGATCCCATAAGGACCGTTCTCAGTTTCCCAGCGCAGGACGAATTCCTTAGCCCCATACGGGTCATACCCGAAAGCGCGAACATCAAACTCCGAAGACTCGATGTAATGGTCAAGGTCGTCGTAGACATCCATCATGTCAAGGATTGTTCCAGGTAGAACCTGAAGTGATCCTTCATTGATGAACTCCTCATACTTCTGCCGCATTGCCCCTGGTAGCTTGCGAAGGGTCAGCTCAGTGATGTAAGAGCGAGTCTTTACACCGAATGATCCATCGGGCAATGGGAACAAGAAGGTGAAGGCACAGAAGTCATCTCCCTGAGAGAGGTCCGCACCCATTGCACAAGGCTGGCGCCAGAACTCACGAGGTCGATGAGGAACTGTTTCATCGTACGTGAAGAAGTACGTGAAGCCTTCGAGCGGGATGCCGAAGCGCTTTGCGAGGATGTCGTTGCGAGTAGCAGGAGCTTTCTCCGCTCGTTCCACGTCAAGCTGATATGTGTCATAGGTAACCGTCTTTCCCAGATTAGGTTGGGCTTTGAGCCACATCTCTGGGTTGCCTACCTCGTCCACGTCATCCAACTTGTAGTACCAGATGGAAACATGCGGAGCGTAGTAGTCACCCTTGAGGATGTCTGCCAGCTCCATCTTGATTGTGTCACCAGCACCGTTTCGAACAGTACCCTCAGAACTGATGGCTACAATGAGCCAGTCATCGTTCTTGGATGCACTCTGTTCAAGTGCGCTGATGACATCCTCACGAATGTCTCCGGACAGCCACTCATCCACCGTTGCAATCTTAGCCCTAGAACCCTGGAGCTTATCGATCGACATTGGTCGGATCTCTAGGATAGAACCCGTGAGGAAGTTCTCAATCCCCTTTTTCGTTGAGGCCAATTTTACGCGGTTGGCTCTTGAGCCAGTTGTGTTTTGGAGTGAGCCCTCAGTTAGGAATTGGAATAGTGGTCCACGAGCACGAGTAATGGCTGTCCGGAAGGGTGAAAGTACTTCCTCAGCCTGCTTCATTGTAGGAGCAGTAGTTACCTGATACGTGGTTGACGTGTCAACATTGAGGAAATATGCGTGAATGAACTCCGCATACATCGACTTAGCTGCTCCACGAGCCACGATGAGATACTGCTTCTGGATGAGGCGCTTCTTGATTCTCTTCCGAACGTAATGTCCACCATGATTGCCTTCAGAAGGCACGTACACACTCCGCTCGATGAAGTGGTACCAACCGAAAACCTGTTCGCCCCATAGCTTGAATGTATCGAGCATGTGGACGTCTGAACCGTCAGTAAGCGTGAGCTCGTTCTCACAATACTTGATCCAGCCTAGAACTGCTTGGTCATCGTAGTAGAAGTTCGGACTAGCGATGAGTTCGTCGATTCGCTCCATCTCCATGGCTACTTCTCGGTTTACGGGAATCTCACCAT